GGTAGGTCAACAAATGAATAACGCTAACATGCTAGAGCGGAGAATCCGCAACAGCGCAACATTCGGAGGAGGATGAAATACTTTGAGTTAGTCCTAGAGGACGAAAAAATGATGGGCGTAAATGCCATCAGCGTGGTGGAAAGCCCCGCTATTGAGGAGGACTTTATAGCACTTTCCAAGGAGGTGCAGTTTGCCGTACAAAACGAGGAGAAGAGGATCATCATGGGTGCGGTATTGATCCCGAATAAGCCCATATATCGGGTGGATAAAAAGACGGGGGAGGAGTACTACGTATTTTTCACGGAGCAGACCATCCGCAAAGCAGCGGAGTTGTTCCTAAAAAAGGGGTACCAAGGTGAAACAACAACCGAGCATTCCTCATCCGTTAACGGAGTGACCACGGTGGAGCAGTGGATCATTGAGGACGAGGTGCATGACAAGACCCGCAAGTACGGAATGAATTACCCCGTAGGCACGTGGATGCAAGCCCGCAAGGTGGACAATGATCAGGTGTGGGATGACGTAAAGGCAGGCAAATACAACGGCTTCAGCATTGAGGGCTACTTCGCACATAAGCCCGTGATGAATGTTGAGATGAGCATGGCCGAAATTGAGGAGCAAGAAGCCCAGCACCTTGTTGAGCTGTACATCCTCGGTGCCATGAAGGGCGTGCTGAAAAACGACAAGCGTGTGAAGGGTGGCCTGCGTATTGAGATGGAATCCTACTCGGACTACCCAGAGGCGGTACGCAACAACGCAAAGCGGGGCATTGAGTTGAATGAGAAAGGCGGCAACAAGTGCGCCACCCAGGTGGGAAAGGTACGTGCGCAGCAGTTGGCTAGCGGTCAGGCATTGAGCATGGAGACAATCAAGCGCATGGCTAGCTACCTAGCACGAGCCGAAGAATACTACGATGAGAGCGATAGCAGCGCATGCGGCACCATCTCCTACCTCCTTTGGGGTGGATTGGCTGGAAAGCGTTGGGCAGAATCTAAAATCAGCGAAAATGAAAAATAACCCCAAACCACCCGTGCCCCAGAACTCCCGAAGGGGTTGTTTGTGCAAAGACGGCAAGACCTACTCCCGTAAATGCTGCGACCCGATGGACATGCAAGCCCAGGGCATCGGCTTCATTGGAGGTAAAAATACCCAGAACTAACCCAAAACAATTATATACGCATGAATTTGACAGACATTTTCAAAAAGATCGAACTCGCCATCCAGCCAGAAGTGGTTGAATTGGCAAGTGCGAAACTGGCCGATGGTACCATGGTTGAGGCCGAGGTATTGGAGGCAGGGCAAAACATCTTCCTGATCGGAAGCGAAGGCGAGAAGGTTGCCGTACCCGTGGGCGAATACCCCATGGAGGACGGACGCATCTTGGTCGTGACGGAAGAAGGCGTGATCGCTGAAATCAAGGAAATGGTTGAGGAGGAGGAGAAGCAAGAAGTCACCATTGAGGTGGAAGCTGCTGCTGCCGAGCCAACCCTTCCCGAGGTTATGGCGATGATTCAATCTCTGAAAGAGGAGGTTGAAATGATGAAGGCGGAGATGGGCAAAAAAGAAGAGATGTCCATTGAAGCCGAGGTAAAAGAGGAGGAAGTGAAAGAGGTGGTAATGGCCGCAGAGAAGCCCATCGTGGCTGCTCCCGTGGAGGTTAAGCCCGAACTGAAATTCCAAATCAGTGCAAAGCGTTCCGCCACTACGGCAGATCGTGTGTTTAACAAATTGTTCAATTAAAAAACCCCAATAAGAAATGCCTACTAGCACTTCAATTACCACCACGTATGCTGGTGAATTTGCAGGGAAATACATCTCTGCTGCCCTTTTGTCGGGCGAAACCTTGGCCAAAGGTGGTATCACCATCAAGCCAAACGTGAAGTACAAAGAAGTCATCAAGCGTGTAGAGCTTGACGGCATCGTTAAGGATCAGACCTGCGACTTCACCGACACCTCCGCTTTGACTTTGACCGAGCGCATCCTGCAGCCAGAGTTTTTGCAGGTGAACTTGGAGTTGTGCAAGAGCGATTTTGAGAGCGATTGGGAAGCCATCCAAATGGGCTACTCCGCTTTTGACGTATTGCCAAAGAACTTCGTTGACTACTTCGTTGGTTACAACGCTGGCAAGGTTGCCGAGTGGATTGAGCAAAAAATGTGGACTGGAGCTACCGCCAATGCTGGCGAGTTCAACGGATTCCAAGCATTGCTTGCTGCCGATAGCACCGTTATTGACGTAACCGCTGCAACTGGTGGTGTAACTGCTTCCAACGTATTGACCGAGATGGGCAAGGTAATTGATGCCATCCCCGTTGCTTTGTTCGGTAAGGAGGACTTGCACTTGTACGTTCCTACCAATGTATTGAAGGCCTACGTTCGTGCGTTGGGTGGCTTCGGTGCTTCTGGCTTGGGTGCTGCGGGTATTGACGCAAAAGGAGCTACGTGGTTCAACAACCAGGAGCTGATGTTCGAAGGCGTTAAGATTTTCCACGCTCCTGGATTGGGAACCAACAAAATGGTTGCTGGACAGAAGTCAAACTTGTTCTTCGGAACTGGCTTGTTGAGCGATCAAAACGAGGTGAAGGTTCTGGACATGGGCGACCTGGACGGATCAAAGAACGTACGCTTCATCATGCGCTTCTCCGCTGGTGTTCAGTTCGGAGTTGGTGCTGATTTGGTTTACTACGCCTAATTAGCGATACAAAGTGACGCAAGGGGGGGACTTGGGTAGCGCACCCTCGTCTCCCCTTTTGTGTTTTGGGTGCGGAAAGAAACTAGAAAAGAGGCAGAAAAAATGGTGCAGTCGGTATTGTAAGGGCAAGGTCAGGTTGATCAAGTTCCGAGCAATGCAACTGCGAGAGATTTATCGGCCACATAAAAAGGACAAATGCGAATTGTGCGGATTCGTTCCCGTTCACAGTTGCCAGTTAGATGTGGATCACATAGATGGAAACAGAAAGAATAACGACCTCGCCAATCTCCAAACCCTTTGCGCAAATTGTCACCGATTGAAAACTCAAATAAATAAGGACTTCAAAAAAAAATAAAATCATGGCATGTTCATTAACACTCGGCCGTATTGAGCCGTGCAAAGACCAGGTAGGTGGATTGAATGCAATCTACTTCATCAACTCGCTTGACCTGGCACAGATCTCCTACGACACTGCTGACACGGACGTATTGGATCAGTTGGCCACTACGGCCACCTCCGCCTACAAATACGACTTGAAGGGCACGTCAAACTTCGAGCAAAACATCAACTCCAGCCGTGACAATGGCACGACCTTCTTTGAGCAAGTGTTGAACGTAGTGCTGAAAAAGCAAGACGCTGACACCCACAAAGAGGTGAAATTGCTGGCATGGGCAAAGCCCGTGGTGGTTGTTGAGGATAACAACGGCAACGCATGGGTGATGGGTCTGGAGCATGGCTCCGAGGTTACGGGCGGAAGCATCGTAACGGGATCCGCATTCGGTGATTTGACTGGCTACAACATCACGTTGACTGCCAACGAGCGGGTGCCTGCCAACTTCTTGTTGGGCGCAGTTCCAAACAACCCGTTTGCTGGATTGCTCGGCACAAAGCCGACCATCGTGGTGGGTTCCTGATCAATTCCTACACGAGCAAAGAGGCCACCTTCGGGTGGCTTTTTTGTTTTTAATTGTCGCACATGTGTCAGTTGGGGGTTATATACGCATGACTTTCCTATCATTTGATACCAACAACGTGGTGACTTTGCCCGTTCGGGACTGGCAAAACGGCAACGATGCGCTGACTGGGTACGGGGTAACATGGCGGGTGCAGATGGTTTTGTACTCCAAAGACGGCAGAACCATCACGATCTACAACGTGACCTCCCCCACATTCAATAAGGACACCCGTCAGTTTACCTTTACTTACTCATCGGTAGGGTTGGAAGCCGAGGTGCCGTACATGGTGCGACTAGCAGAGCAGACCCTAGTAACGGGGCAGTTCGTAAACAGCAAGATTCTATGCAGTGACAGATTTATCATGCTACCGCAAGGGGAAACAATAAGCACCTACCAACCCGTTCTAGATACGGTGCAGGAAATGATGGACAATACATTCAAAATTTATGGCCAGTAACAATATCAAAATGGTTGAGTTCGCCTCCTACGTTGCGCCTGCAATCGTGGAGAACCCCCGCCTAGATTGGGTGGAATACGGGGAGGACAATAACTACTATCAGTACCTCATTGACCGCAGGGTCGGTTCCGCTACCAACAACGCAGTGATCACGGGTATTGCCGACATGATCTACGGCAAGGGACTGGATGCCTCAAATTCAGCAGCAAATCCAACGGCATACCTGGAGATGAAGCGCCTATTGAGTGAGGAGGATGTATACCGCTTTGCGAATGACGTGTATTGGTTGGGCAACGGGGCTTTGCAGGTGTTGTGGAATGCTGACAAGTCGGCCATCGCAGAGATCACCCACATGCCAGTGCAGACGTTACGTGCGGAGAAGTGCGATGAGGAGGGCAAAATAAATGCCTACTACTACGCTTGGGATTGGACAAAGATCCGCAACCGCAATCAAGTGACCCGCATCGGGGCTTTTGGCATGACCACCGAGAAGCGTGAGATTTACTTCTACCGCCCGTATGCAGCAGGATCCTACTACTACTCACCACCCCGTTACATGGCAGCCCTTCCGTATGCGGAATTGGAGGAGGAGGTAGCGAACTACCACATCAACAATATCAAGAATGGCCTGGCTCCGTCCATGATCATCAACTTCAATAACGGGATCCCACCGCAGGAGGAGCAGGACAATATAAATTCAACCATTGGCCAGAAGTGGCAGGGCACGAATAACGCAGGGCGTTGGATCCTGGCCTTTAATGACGATTCAAATAAGGCAGCCACGATTGAACCCGTTGAGCTTTCAGAGGCGCACTTGCAGTACGAGTTCCTTTCCCGTGAATCCAGCCAAAAGATCATGGTTGGCCACCGAGTGACTAGCCCGATGCTGTTCGGCATCAAGGAGAACACGGGACTGGGTAGCAATGCGGACGAGATCAAGAACGCCTATCTATTGATGGACAATACTGTGATCCGTCCCATTCAGATTGGTATCATCTCGGCTTTGGACGAACTGCTTGCAGCCAACAATACGGCATTGAACTTATACTTTAAGCCGCTTTCCCCGATGGAGTTCAACGACATCAAGGTGACTGATCAGCAGACGATTGAAGAGGAGACGGGCGTAAAGGTAGAGGAGCAAGTTACCACCACGCTGCCTGCCGATGTGAATGAGGAGCTGATTCAAAAGGAGGCATCGTACAACGGAGCGCAGATTGCATCCTCGCTGGACATCATGCGAGCCGTTCAGGAGGGCGTTCTTACCCAAGACCAGGCAATCACCTTCCTGGTACAAATGTTGCAGTTTGAGCCATCCGTAGCACGTGCCTTGTTCACGGGCAACTCGTCTGCGGTGATCACCCAAATGAAGTCCGAAAAAAAGTCCAAAGCATCTGATCCCGCCTTCGGGGGTTGGGTGCAGGAATTGATTGACCTCGGAGAGGAGGTCGATGAGAAGGAATGGGAACTCGTTGATGAGGG